CATTGCTGCCGAAGCCAAAGACAAAGCCAAAATTGAAAACTGGTTCGGCAACTGCGGCCGCCCTTCCGGCTATGGAAAAAGTTTGAAACTCGGCGGCAGGGTTTACAGCTGCACGCTTGCCGACGGCGTTTTCACCTTTGAGAGCCATTTGGAAAAATAATAGACAACATAATTAAAATAAAATTATTTACGGTTTTCACTCGTTTTTAGACTTTTTTCCAACACGAGGCCTATTCTTTCGTCGTTGTTTACGCTGCAAATTAATGACTCGCATGGTTGCGGCAAAATATCGGCACGTTGTTTTGCCCGATAAAGCTGACCGTCTTTCAGGCAAAGTACATGAAGGCTGCTCCCGTCAAAAAAGGCCGCAATAATCTTGCAGCCGTCAATTTCCCCGCCTTTTAAGGCTTCAATTTCCATATTGGCAGATTTTTGCCCTGCTCTTGCCGATGATGAAGCCGCTGCAGCAGCGACAGCGCCGCCGGCTGCAATGACAGCCCGGGCAGGAAACGCGGCCAGAGAAAAAAATGCGGTTAAAGCAATTACTGTTTTTTTCATTTTATTTTCCTTTCATTTGTTTTTAGACTTTTTTGCAACAAAGCAACTCGGATAAAACTGGCATTTCGTGTTGGTTTTAGAACCGCCGAAAATGCCGCAGCAGGAACCGCTGTCCGTACAATGAATGCACTCTTCGCAGGTCACGCCGTCGTCCAACAGCATATTATATTGCGCCTCCCACTCTTTGGTGCCGGGTTTGTACATCAGTGATACGCGTTTCGGGTCTTTAGACATAAAATCCTCCTTTAATCAAAAATTATCCAGCAAATTGCCAGTCCTAACAGAGCGCCCAGTAACATTTCATTCCCTTTGTAACAGAATATCAGCTTTCATAATTTCCAGATTTCCGAGCAGCGCGGCAAAATTTTTCTGCTGGCTGGTGGTATATACAAAGTTTTCTGTCGTTACCAACAGGGCAAAACCGGTGATTTCCTCGTCAATTCCGAAGCCGTTTAGCTTGTCAATAATATCCTGGGCGGTGATTTCGTCTTTGTCATACGGAAATTTTATCAGAACGGCGCCGAATTTATCGGCGGCAGGATTGGCAGCCTTGCGGCTGCCTTTCTCAATATCTATTACCTTGTCATTACTCATTTGTTTTTAGACTTTCATTAAAAAAGTTATCAAAAATATACTTTCCGACCGCCGGCGCAACACAATTGCGTAAAGTCTGCGTCTTGTTAATGCCGGTGTATTTGCTTAAATCAATACCAAGTTTTTCCTGATATTCCCTCACCGTGCCGCCGCGAATCTTATCCGGGGCAAACTCGGCTTTTGATACGCATTTGTTTGACCAAAAATAATGCCTCTGCAGCTGGAATGTCGGAGCAATCAACGGCTTGTAATAAGGTATAACATTCTCAACCACCCAGTCGCATTTGGCATAATAGTTCAAAAATACGATTTCCTGCCAAAGTTTCATATCCGGAAACAGCGGGGCAAACCTTTGCCGCCGACCGCGAAAGCCAAAGCCATATCTTATTCGGGAATGGCTCTGGCAAGGCGGGCTGGCCCAGATAAAATCAAACTCCTGATAATGTTCCAGCAAATACTGGTGGGCGTCGGCGACAATGACAACATCGTCAGGATAAAGTTCTTGGTATATCGCCGCAATTTTAGGGTTAAGCTCAATTGCCGTTATTTGGATTTTCTGACCGTTAACCATATCCGGCCAGAATTTTCTATTGCCTCCGATTCCGCAATAGAGGTTCAAAATTTTAATCAATTAAATATTTTTTCCTTTCTCAAAAATTAAAACAATTCGCCTTGATTTTTGTTGCTTTCCTCCCTTTGGCGGGCGCGGCGCAACACTTCCAAAACCCACCGCCGGCCGCAGACAGCCTGAGCGGCAATGTCGTTTATGGAATAGTGCTTTTTCCGCAGCTGCAAAATCTTGGCGCGCCGATGCGGGGCTTCGTTGACAACGCTCATCGGCACGTCAATTTGGTTGCCTTTGAAATTGTCAATTAAAACCTCCAGTTCTTCTTTGGTGAGCAGTTGGCATAATTTATGTTTTGAGTGCGGCATTTTTGACGGAATATAAATCCGTTGCCCGCGAAACAACTCGACCAACTTGATGGCGAAACGGTTGGAAGTCACATCGGCAACTTCCTGAATAAAAATTATTTTATCATTTTGCCCCATTTTCCGCCCTCTCTATTATCTTTTTCAAGGCCTCAATGACCTTGTATGCTTCCCGTGCGTTCAACACCTTTACACTGCTTTTCTTGGTTAATCTGGCCACAAACCGGTCTAAAATCTTCGGATTGCGGCTTTTGACTTTGCCAAGCTTTTGCAGAACGCCCCAAAGCGCATAAATTTTCTTGACCGAAGGACTTAACGCCGCTTTTTCGGACGGTTTGCCGTTTTCAGCCCAGCCGCGCGCCTTCATATACTCGACAACGTCAATCAGCTGGCGAACGGTACATTTGGAAGCGCTTTCCCGGCCGGTAACATTTTTCAACAGCCGGCGGTATGTATCGTCGTCAAGACCGAGGTCTTTTTTGGCGATATGCACTTTTCCCAAAAGTTTTTTGCGTTCGTCTTGCATTGTTAAATCCTTTCCTAACCTGACTCATCAGCGGCAGGCGGTTATCCTCTGCCGGACGGCGGATAAAAACACCGCCGTTTCGTCTTCGCTAGCTTAAAATTCGGTTACATGGCATCCTCCCGGGTTTCTGTTAATACGACTTTTTTATTTGGAGATTGAAAATCCGCCCTAATCCGCCGCAATATTTAAGGGAATGGGCTTCCAGCTGTCGCTGTCGCCGATCCGCTCATAAAAACGGACATATCCTTTTGAAGAAACGACGTTAATGCTTTCGGACAACGCCATCATTGCCTCCAGCCATTTCTCGTCCTGAATTTTCAAACGCCGCAGCCCTAAAATTCTGTCGGCAGAAACCTGGCCTTTTTTGTCGGTCTGAAAAGCGAAATTCACCATACTGATTAGTTTTGAATTGGCGCCGGCAGACCAGCTTTGAATGCACTCGTAAATTTTCTCTTTGGCAATTTGCAGCTGTTCGTCAAACGCGATTTTGTCAGCATAGGCCCGTTCTATTTTATAGCGGCCGTCAAAAGAAATTAACGTTACATTGCCTTTTTTGCCCTTGGTCTTCAAATTATACTGTTCGGCCGAAATGCTGATAAACTGTGCAATCTCGTCAAAAGCAAATTCCTTAAAGCTTTTAATTTGTTCGGACTGAACTTTTGCTTTTGCAATCAGATTGTTGACAACGTCGTTCCGGAGCAGGTCAATCGGCTTAATTTGCGACTTGGGAACCAGCATTCCCTGAGCATTTTCCATAAAATCTTCTTTATTAAATTCTGTCATAAAACCCTCCTATATATCCAAAGCCTTGCGGTATGCTTCCAGCAAAAATTCCTTTTCGTCGCGGTCTGCGGCATTCATTTTGCGGAGCTTTATAATTTCTTTCATAATCTTGACATCAAACCCGGCCCCTTTGGCTTCGGCAAAGATGTCGCGAATATCTGAAGCAAGCGCTTTTTGCTCCTCTTCCAGACGTTCCACCCGTTCAATCAGGCTGCGCAGCCGGTCGGCTGAAATTCCACCAATTTCTGACATTTTAGTTTCTCCTTACACTTTCAACTTTGATTTTGTCCGCAAAGGCGCCCAGAGCCAGCAATAAGGCCAGTTCGGCAAAATTTCCTTGCTCTGGCATTGCCAATTTATGCGGATTAGTCCGTTTTTTGATATCCGTCAGGTTGTTGCTGATGCAGGCCAGAAAATTGTTGTTGCGCTCAATTTTTTTAAGCATTTCCGCATTTTCGGCTCTGACCTCGTCGATTTTCGCCGCCAGCAGTTCTAATCTTTCTTGTTCTGTTTTAACATTTATCATAAAGTTTCTCCTTCAAATTTGCGTTTAAACTCTTCTTTTCGGTTGTTTTTCAGGCGTTCCGGACACGTCTTGCAGAATTGCTGCAGCTTGAACAAAACCGGATTGCCGGTGTTTATGTTCTGGCTGACGATTTCGTCGCATTCCTTTTGTTCAATGACTTTATTCGTGAAAGGACAAAGGATTTTTGACGTATACGTTGCCAAAATCTTTTTTTCGATGTTTTCGGTTGATTTTGCAGGATACCGGCCGAGTAAATACAGGTTCAGGGAAGAACGGGCATAACCCAGCTTTTTGGCTACCGGATCAATGGAACCGGCTTTGCTGACTTCCCGGCGGCAGATTTCATACGCTAGGCTTGCCATGATATGACCTCCCCCGTGTTCGGGTCATAAATCTGCTTCAGCGTCCGGCGCAATATTGGAGCCTTGTTGCCGGTATCTTTTAACAAAGCGTAACGTTTGAAGCCGTTTGACGTCGGCGCGATTCCCTTTTCTCTGTTCTTCAATTCATATAGATAACCTGCATGTTTTAATGCGTTAACATATCTACCTATATTATTTCTCGGCAGTTTTTCATTGCCGTCAACGGCCAACCCCATCAGTTCGTCAATCGTGAATTTCTTTTGCAGGCGCATTAACCGCCAGACTTTGGAACGCAGAGAATTTTTGCCGGGTGTTACGCGTCGGTAGCTTCCTTTGCTCGGCCCGGAGGTGAATTTTATTTCCTGACCGCTCGTTTTTAGACTGAGGCCTTTTTCCGTCAGCTTATAAATTCCGCTTTCCTGCCGTTCGGCAATTTCCAGTTGAATAAGACGGCATAGTGCATTACTGATGCTTTTTCTTTTCTCTTCCATATCGTTGCAAATATCATCAAATGTCTTTGCCTGAGCGTCTAAGGAAGAAAAGACTTTATTGATTACCCTCCCACACATAATTTATGCCCTCACATAAATCGGTTTGGAATTTTTACGGTCATTCATCAAAATCTGGCCGTTCATCATTTCAAAAGTAACCGTTTTTATATCTGGGTTCCGGCTGGCAAAGCGGTCAATGGACGCTATCGCTTCCTTAATTTCACGAACATAGCCGCCGGTAACATTATGCGTAAAAGCTATTAGTTTGTCTTCCACTTCAACATTGCAAAGCTTCCGGATGAGTTCGCTCGTGTCGTCAATATCAAGCGGTACAAAGTCAACATATTGCCCTACCCGACTGGCTATCTGCTGAAATTTGGTTAAATTGTGGCGAATGACGCCCATTCCTACCAAAATAAAAGGAATTTCCAGAAAGTCAGACAAATCGCGGATTGTTTCCAGCAGTTTTTGCGACCGGGAAATATAATCCACTTCATCAATTACCACGGCAAAAACTTTCCCGTCGCGGTCGGCATCTGCCGCCCTCTGCGCCAGCAGATTAAGAGCCTGGCGGAACATTTTTTCAAACGAAAAAACCGGAATTTCGTTCAAAGACATAATCAAATCTTTCATCATCCAGTTAGGCGTCCACTCCTTTTTGGCCCGGATATAAACGCACTCGTTCCGGATAGCCCACCAGTTTAAGGCGTGGGTTTTACCCAGCCCCGGTTTACCGTCAACAACCATCAAACAGGCTTCTTTTGCGCCGCGCTGCGACAATGCAGACAACGCATTTAGGAAGCTTTTAACATTTTTTGTCTTTACAAATTCGTTTTTCATTCCTATAATTCCTTTACTATGTTTATACTGCTAGGCTTGGTTTGTTGAGAAACCGGGCCTTTTTCTTTGGCGAGTGTTCTTAAATCCGGAACACTCAGGTCTTCAGCCTCAAAAAGCATGACTACTTCAGGCTTTTTCAGCATTGAAGATAAATTTTCTTTGTCGTGAACGGTGATTTTTGCCGGATTTTCCAGTATCCACTTTGCCCAAGCCACATCATCGTTGAACACCGGGCGGTCACCATTATATTTTGGTAAAGTGGTAACGGCTTTTTTCTCTATTTGTGGGGTCGGATCCGGTAAAAATTCCGGCTTATTAGTCAGCTCCTCAATATCAACCATGCGGCCTTCAATAAATTTTTGGCGCAGCTCGTCTTCAACATCGTCCATGTGGCCTTGCAGGCGTTTAATTCTGCCTTCGGCTCGTTTTTTGTTTTGCCATTCTGTTCGGCTAATTGGGAAATACTCGCGGGAATTGCCTTCAAAAATGGCCTCGGCAATCAATTTTCCCGGCTTTCTTTCCCCGTTTAACTCAACCAGTTCGTAGGCCCAGACTTTTGAACCGTCCAAAACATCATAAGCCACGGCGACGTCCTTGCCGTGATACGGCACCAAGTCGTTTGAAAAATAGCTGTTACTGAACAAAGAAATCAAACCGCGGGTGGTTCTGCGAATTTCATAATAACGGTACAGGTCGCGGATTTCCGCCGGGGTCAACTTGTCGGCGACAAAACCGTTGCGAACACAGCCATTCCAAAATTCGGACGGGGTCATATTGCGCCGGCGACTATGTCCGTTTATAATTTCCGTCATATAAGGCAGACTGCGATGCGGCTGGTTATTGTAAAATTCCACGCGTTTATTGCAAAAATCCTTAAATTCCGGCCAACTCATTAAAAGCTTTGAAGCGCCGATTGTCGCAATATCTTTCCGGGTTTTCTTAAACGCGGCTTGCTTGGCCTGAGCATCCATATCTGCCCCCATATAAGTCGCCAGTTCTTTACTGGCGCGCACCCAGATTGTCTGGTGTATGCGTTCGCCTATTCCTCTGGCTTGGGAGTTATAGGCAATAGAATTCTTTTTCTCGATGCCTAAACGGGCAAATAAACCGACAAGATTATCATCAAAACAACGGTTGTTAAACCCTTTGCCGTTATCAACATACCAGATTGCCGGAATACCGTGCGTTATGATTGAACGCACGAGCGCCATATAAACGGAATTAGTGCGTTCGCTTAAATCAACTGACCAACCAACGACCTTGCGGGTATAAACATCTATTACGGTGGTAATTTCCGGACGGAAAGGCTTTCCCGTCAGCGGGTTTTGCACTTCCGCATCAAAAGTGTGTCCGTCCGCCGTATAAACCGCAGTCGGCCATAAATTTGACGTGTCGCGTGAAATATAGGCCTTAAACTTTTTTAGTTCACGGCTGCCCATACGTCCTTTATTCAGCACTTGAGGCGGCAATTTTCTTAAAAAACGTTGCGCGGCTGAATATGACGGCAAATTTTTCTTATCCGGAAAACAATCCGCAAGTTCACGCATACAAGACGCCAGTGATGGCTTTTGTGGCCGCTGCCATATTTTAAGCAAAGCATCACCCCAAGCCGGCCAGTCAGCTTCCCGGACTTCCTTTTGAGCCAACGCCAGCATTGTACCGTTTTCTTTCACGGCTTTGCGCCAGTTAAAAATTGTCGCACGGCTTATTTTGACAGGTCGGCCGCCACTCTTAGCATTTGCTTTTATCAAAGCATTTCTAATTGTATCGGAAATTGTATCGGCTGCGATTAGGCTCTTAAATCTCTCTATAGCATTATTCACACCGCCGCAAGCCTTTGACATATTATCAATTTCTGCCAGAATTAGGGCTCGGGCATCTATAACGTCCCTTTGATAGGTTTTAAGCTCCTCAATTTTAATCGCTTGATTTTGGACTAGTTTGTCCTTCTCATATTCGATAATATTGTTGTCATTTCCCATGCTAATGGCAAATATGTGGTTTTTAACATCTTCCGGCATAGAATCGACTGCATATTCGCGGCCGCCACCTAATTTATTCCGTTCTTGGCTCGTCCAGTTTTCCCTTTCGGCCTTTTTTCTTAATCCATAAATAGACTTAGGAAAGCCTGGTATTTCAAGCTCTAGCAATTCTTGAATACTGTAAAATGATTTTATCATTTTTCTTCCCCTATTTATTTTTCTTTACTTTTAGGAGAAAACGGTTTAAGGTTTTTAGCGGAAGCATGTGGATGCAGAGGTCTGCCGTTTTCGTCATATCTGTTTGGCCAGAGTTGCATCGGATGAATATTCAAAAATTCAGCGATGATTTGCTCTCCGAAGAAAATAGGACGATATAAAGAACCTTGTACTTCAGACGCTGAAAAGCCGGCATTTCTGGCAAGTTCGGACAATGAAGTTCCTCTTTGTTTGAGGCGGTTCTTGATATATACAGCAGTATCTCTTGTCATTTTTTTGCTCTCTATAAAAGACTGGTTGGCGCCAGTTTTTTATTAAAAAAACAATGTTAGTTTCTCCCTATAAAACTAACATTAAACAACAAAAATGCCGTTGTCAACTGCAAAAATTTAGTTGCAACTTAAATTTTGTTGTTATAAGGACTAACTCTTTGAATAACAAAGAAAGATTTTTTATATGGCTAGTGAAAAAAAAGTTGTAACTTCGGAGGAGAAACTTGCAACTAGGTTTAAGGAAGTCGTCGACGGCGGTTTTCCTAACCGAGAAGCTGCCGCATTGGTTTTGGAAAAAGATAAAGAAACTGTGGGTCGTTACGCCTTGGGGAAATCTATTCCTCCCTTTGACGTAATTATACGGCTTGCGCGATTTACGGGAGTTAGCCTTGATTGGTTAGCATCTGGCCGCGGTAACAAATATGAAAAAGACAATACCATTATAAAAAACAATGCTACGATTATAAAAATATATGACATTTCTGTATCTGCCGGGGCGGGATGTTTTGTAGATGATGAGTTCGTTCACTCTGAAATTGCTTTATCCGATGATTTTTTGAAACTTTATGAGCTTTCAAGTAGTTGTGTCGGTGTTTTCATTAAGGGGGATTCTATGAAGCCTAAGCTTCTCCCGTCCGATACCGCAATCGTTGATACAGGCATTACAACATTTGAGGATGACAATATTTATGTCTTTTCCTACGAGAACCATTGCTATATTAAGCAATTACAGAAGCTTGGCCGCGAAATTAAAATAAAAAGCCTTAATTCGGATTACGAAAATTGGAGCCTCATTCCTGAAGAAGAAGGTGACAAATTCAAAATTGTCGGAAAATTAAAGCTTATTATCAGAAAACCATAA